AGATGCCATGTCATCAATTGAACTCACAGCACCTACAACACCAACACCAATACTATCAAACGCTTCAATAAGAGACCCCATTTCATCAGCAGTAATACCTGCAGATTTTTGAATCGCGACCATATTTGATAATTCTTGTGCCGACAACATAGTGTTTTTTCCCATAACTTTGTTGATTGCGGAAAATGTGTTGGCAACATCATCTAAACTTCCACCAATCTGTAAGACATCAGAAGTTGCCAAAGCAAACTGTTTCCTCATTGATACAGCATAAATTGAGCCCTGACCTAATACCTGACGATTGACACGTGATACTTGGTCTTCAAAATCAAAAATACTATCTTGTAATTTTGCAAAAGAATCTTTGACAGCACTTACTGCGTCATTAATTGAGGGTCCTCCTCCTGTTGATGTTGCGTCTTGTAAAAACATTTAGTTTTTTTAGATAAATACCTTATCTTTTATTTCTTGCTTGTTCGGCTTGTTCATTCTTTTTTTCAAACTCTGTCACAAGCTTATTAATAAAGTATTTTCTTTCAAATATTGGCATCTTCATCATGTCACTATATGAGAAGTGAACATATTTGGATAAGTAATAAAACTCATCCATCATAATTTGCCGGTAATTAGAAGAAAGGACGAAAAAATTCGGCCCCGAAAGTGATTCTAGCGCTCACTTTTTCTCCTGACGGGGCTGTAAATACTCGTTCTAAATCTAATCTAGGTTCAGAATCTTTTAACGAATTTCTTATGAATTTTGAATCAGCAATCGGCATCTGTTGGATGTATTTTGCAATGTCACCTTTATCGGATGTATTGTCAATTGACATAATCTGCATTTCTAGTCTTTTGGTTTGGACAGGTGCAACAACACCATTCGGGTATGCGTCCTCGAATTTTTTTAACTCTTTTTGGTCGTAACCATTTAACATTTTACATTTTACTGTCTGTCCACCAACTGGCAATATAAACGTAAATAGACCATTACTATCAGGTTCGTGTAATGGTTTTTTTATGTTTAATTCATCAAGTTGTGTCGATACCTCAAACTCTTGAAGTGTTTTTGGGTCTCTTAGTATCAATTTGTACTCTGAACCAAAAGCAGTGTTTCTTAAGAAAATGAGGATAGCTTCAATGTCACAATCCAAAAGTTCATCGGGATGAAAATCTGGTTCGTAGATTTTATTTCTCAAAAGTGTTGAGATGATATCGTTGTTTTTGTTATCAGCCAAAAGGATATTTTCATCCATGGCAGTCAGGTAACCAACCTTTAAGGCTGATTTTTTATTTTTATAAAATTTTCCACGAGATGGTAGTTCAACTACATCGTGAGGTAAATTAAAACCTTCTTGTAAATATTGTGAGTAATCTGTCATAATAAAAAAAAACCATAGAGTTTCCCCTATGGTTAAATATAACTACACTGATTTTTTCGTAAATACTATTAGTAAACTAAAACACATCTATCGGGACGTAATGTCGCTGAGATAGTTGCTAAATTATCATCTGAATACCCCAAAGAATCAAAATTAACATCTGTTAGGAAAGTACCTTGTAAAATCCATTTTTCAACTGCAACACCTGTTGGGTCCAACATTTCCAAGAAAATGTTTTTCTTATAACCTGCAGCGTAACCCATACGACCTGTAACAGATTCTGCGTGTAGACGTACCCACTCCATAAGGGCTTGTGCTGCTGATGGTCCGATTGGGTCACGGAATGTAACGTTTATTGTATTCCAATTGAATCTACCCGCTACGTAAGTAGATGTGTTTAAGAATGGAATTTCAACAGGATTGATTGTAATTTGTGGTCTTGTTGTAGATTCTACAAACCAAGAATTGATGCCCAAAGAAGAATCGAACGTTAAGATAAATCTATTTTTACGCTTTGGTTCGTAAGGCATCGGCATTTTCATTAATAAATCAGCCATAGTATTTTTTTTTAGTTTTTCGTTTTTTTAGTTTATTTACTTATAAATACACGGATGTCGAAAAATTTTTCTATTTACTTTATTCCGGAAATTTTGGATTATGTATATCCAGTTCCAGTAATACTTAAATAAATTATATTTCTTTCTTTTCTCCTCCTTTAGTTAAATAAGTTCTTACTGGTTTATCTGAATATTCAGTATCTAAGAATTGCTTTATCTTTTCTATATTTCTAGGGTCATCATCAGAAAATCCAATTTCCGGTATAAATCTGTTTTTTACATCGTTTTTGAAGAATGCTTGTTTACCCAATCTTGACGACATTTCTTTTACGTATGATATAAATTCTCTTAGGGCTTTAATTTTTCCTTCTTCAGGGTTTGTTGCGGAACCTTCGCCAAAAGTTACAGGGTGAAATTTACACATATTAAGGTACTCCATAATAATTTCATTTCCATCCATTTCACCTTCTTCGGCGATGTTTCTAAATTTTTTTAAATTCGATATACAATCTTGTTTTGAAATACCGTTGTGATTTGTAACAATGTAATTGTATGTGGCTTCTTTGAGGGTTTCAGGATTGTGTCCTCTAGCTGTGATAATAGCAAAGATAGAACCACCATTTAAACACTCTACAAAATCATCCCAAGACGGTCCTGGTTTAGCTAACATTGAGTCAACGATAAACTGAGCATCTCCTTCACTTCGGAAGTTTCTAAAGGGGTCATTTGCAAATGCAACGACTTCTTTTCCTTTATACATAAACGGTTCTGTGCCAATGTCCATTCTATATTCCGCAAAATCTTCAGTACCCATACCGACCTCTTCACCGTCAGCAGTTGCCACAATAATTTCAGTTGGCATAAAAACAATGTTGTCATCCCAATCAAAAGCATAATACTTTAAATCGGGATTACCGGCATCATCAAAACCCTCACGTAAAAGTTTTTCTTCTAAAAACTCTTTTAAAACTTTTTTAAACATTTTTGTTTTTTGCTATTTTTTCAATCAATCTTTCTAATTGAGCTTCAGAAACAATGATATTTTGTGATTTCTTTGAAAATGACTTTTTACCTGTTTTAGGTAAGTTAAGATTTTCATTTAATTTTGATTTTTTAAATTCCATAGTTTTTTTTTGTTTAGGCTAAAAGAGGGATTGATGAACAATCCCCCTTATTTTTAATTATTAAATGTCTTCAAAAGAAGCTCCTGTTGGAGTAATTAAGAATTCGATGTCGATAAATTCAAGTGCTCTTGTTGGTTTTAAGTAAATCTTACCAACCAATTGGTTAGCGTCGATATCTTCAGGACTGTTTGAAACTGTTACTCTGAAGTCTACTAAACCTCTATCTCTTCTGATTGAATCCAAAATTGGGTTTACAGAATCCAAGAAGTCTTGTCTAACTTGTTCGTCGTTTTGTTCAAACAATAGTCTGATAGCCACTGCTGAAATCAACTTACGAGCTTGTAGTAATAATCTTCTTACATTAATTCTATCAAGTGCCGATTGTCTAATTTGAAGAGTTTTGTTACCCCAAATTACTGTTCCTACGTCTGAGAATGTTGCAATTGGATTAATTCTACCCTCATACAAAGTATCTCTCGCCTCTTGTGTTAGTTTGGTACGTGCTTTAACTGCATTTACTAAACCTCTTGTGTAACCAGCAGTTGCAAACCAGGGGAATGCAATATTATCTGTTAGTGCTAAATTTCTTACAACTTCAGATGTTGGAGGAATGTAAATTTGAGTATTATTAACACCATCTCTAACCAAAATCCAGGGATAGTAAGTTGCCGTGTAGTTTGAATCTATATTTGATTCCTCTAAATTATCTACAGCCTCTTGTGGATATATAAAGTCACCCTGAAAGTTTGATGTTGTTGGTGCATACATGTCGTAGTCAGGTGTTGTACATACGTACAATGAATCCGCTCTGTCTGATTCTATCATATCAATTGCTTGTTCAACCAAGTTTGAGTTATTCACATAATCAATACCTGGTGTCACAAACACATTAATGTTAACAGCCTCAGGGTTTGCGAATGTTAATTGACCAAGTAAGTATGAATAGAAATCAGTATTACCAAAGTCTTGTGTGTTATCACCAACAGTAATTTGTTTGAATGCTCCCCAACCAGTCGCATTTGGATAAAGTACTGATTGTTGTGGTGATGCACCCTTCAAGTAACCATTTTGACCTAACATAAAGGTGTCGGTATTACTTCTATATTCTCTATAGATATCCCATCCATCAAAACCACCTTGAGCAACTATAGTGAATTTTCTTGCAAAAACTCGGTAGTATGGGTTTGATTGATTTGTTGGGTCAGATTGGAATGAACCCGCACCTACTTCAAATGCCGTTTGACCTGAAGTTGTGTATATATTCGCAATTGTAACAGCGGTCGCACCTGAGTCCATATGGAATCCTTTAGTAATATAATTCCAGGGTAATGAATCGGTAGCACAACATAAGTTAGCTGGGTTTTGTTTTCCTTTATATTGGAAGAAATCATAATCAATACCTACTGTGTTAGAAACACCTAAATACGTTTTTCTTATGTTATCGCCCGAAGATAATGTAGTGTTATCACTTCCTGTAGTCGTTCCAAAAGGTGGGTTCCAAATTTGTTGACCTGGATAGTTGTATTGTGTTTTAAAAATAACAAAAGGTGAATTTGCTCCTTGATATTCTCTAAAATTAAATCCTTCAAAACCACAAGGTAGTGAATCGATAGGTGCGTCGTCATCCATTTCAACCATGATGAAAGATGATTTTAATTCAAACTCACCGTTTGAAGTACCTATCTTTTTAGCCACGAAACTGTTAGACGCTGGGTCCATAGTACAGTTTGTGAATTTTTCAAGAACTACAGGATTAGCGTCGGTATCAAAAATGTCTCTTACAATGATATCAAATGTCATGTTATTGAATGACATATTAGCAATTGAAACTTTTACAAGTTGGTTTGCTGTATTACCATCAGAAATAAGTACAAATTTAAACAATCTATAAACAGTATTACCACGTAGTTCAGAAACTATAAATGGTGTTGATGGTGTTTGGTATTGTTCCAAGTACCAAGCGATTGATGAGTTAGTACCATTATCTTCTCTTGCGGATGGTAATGAAATTAAAGAAGAGTTTAAACCTCTAATATAACCTTTTCTATAACTCCAATTCATTAAGTTGTAGAATGTTTCTTCTAAGAATAAAGGAACTTCAATTCTTGGTTTACCAAAGTTAGTCATTCCAAATACTTTAGAAATATAATCAGGGTCAGAAGTAGAGAACGACGTTTCAAAATTGAAGTTTTCTCCGTCATTTGTCACACCCGAAATAGCAAAAGATGCGAATGGATTTTCTAATACATCAGAGTATGAACCTGTTGTGGTATCCATAATAACTTGTGATGTGCCTGACACCGTGTATACAGGACCTCCACTTGAGTCTGAGTTCAAACCTCTTGAACGTAAAGTTGCAATAACAACATCATTATATTCTGTGTATGCCGTACCAACAAAATTTAATACTGTTCCCGAAACTGTACCTGAGAATGAGCCTGGTGTTGCTGTTGGACCGAAATTGCTTCCAATAACGGAGTTAAATGAAATACCGTCGTAGTTATTCCCTGATTGTGGGTCAAATGCTGCGTAGTACCAAGTATCCATAGTACTTGCCGTGTAGTTTGCATTTGCCGTTGTTGTACCTGAAGTACCTAAGAAGTTAGTTACATTAGTGTAACCCGCACCTGTATAAGTGTTAAATGTCGATGCTGACATAATACCCCATTGACCCATAGTTGAAGCACTTAATGAGGTGGTTGTACATGCAGAAACAATGAATGAGGCCAATTGACCCGACATTGTAGTTGAACTTCCATTAAATAAGGTAACGGTATCACCAATGTAAGTGCTAATTGGTGATGGGAACGCCCCAAAAGTTACAGTACCACCTGTTGAACCTGTAAATGTTACAGACCAAGATTGTTGAGTGGTTGCAGAAATTGTTAATGGGTCTACGTTTGCTTGCATTGTAATAGACCATGAAGGTCCTGCATCGTAGCCCGATAAACCTAATACTCTTGTTACGAATAATTGGTTAGATTGTGATAAATACGCTTTGGCGATGTATGCTGCCTCGTACTTTGGGATTTGAGTGTTTACGAATTTAGTCGGATTTGTACCACCAAAAAGTGCTGTAAATTCATCGTAGTTTGCTACGAAGATAGGCTCAAAAGCGGGACCTGTTAAAGTCTCACCAACGATACCCAAAGTTGTTACACCAACACTTTGTGCTACAAAACTTAAATCTCTTTCTGATGTGTATACACCAGGAGAAACGAAAACCTTGTTAGATGTTGCCATTTTTTTTTATTAGTTTCGGAATTTATTTTTGTATAAATATTTGAAAAAAAACGAAAAAACCTTTACTCTAGATGTATATTTATTAAATGGTGAGAAAAAAATCTACCTTTTTTCTACCTTATTTTTATGAAAGAAATCAAGAATCTTAAAATATCGAAGCAAACACACGAAATATTAAAAAAATATTGTGATAAAAATGGATTAAAAATGTACGCATTTTTGGAACAATTAATTGTAAAAAACTGCACACCAAAAAAAGATATATACGGTGAAGATTAAATAAGTGTTGCTCTCGTAGTCAACGTTGATGGTTGACCCGCATTGTACTTAACAATTTCAATTTTTAAGACATCACCCGTGTTAATTTGAATTTCACTTAAATCATCACCATAATAGTTATTGTTGATGTATGCGGACCAACTAGAAATATTTTCATTTCCTGTTGGAAAAATATTCGCAGTGTAATTAAATGTTTGTGTCATTCCAGTGACATTATTATCAAATTGAAACAAAACGTCGGTAGAACTACTAGGTGGTGAAATTTTAGCTTTACGGGATTTAGTTTTAGTATCAACCTCAATTAGTTGGATAAGTCTTGATACTGCCGGTTTAACTTCAAATTCGTCTTCATCAATTAAAAAACCCATCATTAAAAATTCGTAGGTCTGAACATAATATTTTCTTTTATCAACATCCGTAACAGAATCGTCAGAAATGTTTTGAAGTACGATTGGAATGTAACTTCCTTTTATGAATGTATAGGCTTGTCTTGAACTAAATTTTTGTAGAATAATCTTGTTAAATTGATTTAACTCTCTCATTCTGTTACATACAATTTTAATTTGATAGGTAATATCAACAGGAACTGGTTGTGGTATTTTATATACATCCATACCCTTTCTTTGTCCGTCCCATGTTGGTACTTTAGCCCAATAAAACTGTCTTCTGTTTGGTATAGTATATATTAAAGAAGGGTTCGAACCATATTTAACTTCAGGTTGTCTGACTGTGGTTATAAATGGAGGTACAGGATTACCGTTCAAATCTTGAAAATTCCAAGTTTCGGCGAACTGAGCCCAATTTTGTGTTGTCATAATAACATCCACTGATGGTACAATCGCACCTTCAACGACACACTTTAAATCATTTTTCACAAAATCTAACATACCCCTATCCAAATCCGCATGTAAAATAGACTTAGGTAAGTAAGTTCCATCTTTTGTAATATAAGACAACAACTCTTCACGACGAGCCAATCCTGTTGGGACTGTCGTAAGTTGTATGTTTGTTTTTATTTTTTTAGGTGGTAATGCCATTATAATCCATTAAATTCATTTATACTAACAGGTGTCGCGGTATAGGTATAATAGAAACTTTTGTAACCACCATACGTATGTTTATTATCATAGTCAGGTGTACCGGCATCAATAACTGAATAATACCTCACTTCATTTTCTTTTATCCAATAACCAATATAATCGCCAAGTTTAATGTCAATCTCTAACTCTTGTAACTCGTTATGATAAACTGAAAATGTCATATTACCTGGCTCATTTTGCATAATTTTACTACCATAAATATATTGGTTAGTAGCCTCGTTAATTCTCACAAGAGCTCTAAATTCTACGGGTGGAAGAAATTGAATACCATTATTAATAACCTCACCATAGACATCATCTTTAATTGTTTTTTGTATATCAACACTATAGAGAACCAAAGTGAAATTTAAATCACCATTTAGGTATTCTCTACCCATCTGAAGTTCAAGTGCAAAATCTTCTTGACCAAAAAACTTCTCTAATCTTGTTATCGGAACTAATCT